CTATGACAGCCCCAAGGAGTAGCCAAGGGGCGAGATGGGCATAAAACTCACTGAGCACCATGCCAACAGCAGCCATCGCTGCTGAAAAAAGATTGTTTGTTTCGTTCATCGGTCATTTGCAAATAATTTGTTTCTGCAAAGTTAGTAAAATATGATTACAATACAATCACATAACAGAGTAATCGTACCACCAATTGTTATCCATTATCATAAACTCACAGTCTCCGTTGTTAAGGGTTTCATCATCCGATACCATGAGATCAAAGCCATTCTCCGTATGGTTTGAGGTCGCACCCTTGTAGTTGCCGTTGAGTCCCGTGCAAAATACGCGATAATCGGATAGCAGCTTATGTGTTCCCTTAGTCTGAACCGTAAAGTATCCTTTTTTTGTGCGCGTTACTGTAAACACTGAAGATAATTGCTTTCCGTCATACCACCGCCCAGTAATGGCTATCATGTTCGAACTCACATCAGACCCTTTGATTGTGCCCATAGCGAGCATCCGCGGATAGCGGCCTTGCGTGGCATCAGTGTTACGGTTTTCCTCCAAAGTGAAGCGGTTAGTTATCTGCCATGACCCTTGAATGTCAAATGATTTTGTGGGCATTCGGAAGCAAGTTAGCTCCACGACCTCTCCCGGCATTACCCTTACATAGAAGGAGCCGAGGGTTGCATCGGTCAGTCCCGGTTTTATCCCGAACGTTTCACATCCGATTTGATAATAAGCATCCCCCCGTTTTCCCGAATTGTAAAGACGCACCACTTTCCCGATGTCTTCTCGTTCGTGACCCATAGAGAGGGTTTTGACAGCATTCTGCTTTGGCAACCAGAACAAGTTAGAATCGCTGATATTACCCGAATATGCGCACGAAAGTTGAAGAATGCCGTTGATACGGGCTTCTCCCTTTTCCCCATTCATGTACATCATTGGGTTTCCGTCTGATGTTTGTGTTTGACTTTCAAGCCTGCCGTTTCGGAAAATCCACCCAGCAATGTTTGCGTTTTCGGCGAGAAGCAATCCTGTGGCGACACTTTCAAAAGATGCTCCGAATGCATTCCATTTGCTTGTGTCTGGAGGAGCTGGGGACGAGAATGTTCCTGCATCAATCCGGGCGATGTAGTAAACACTTCCGACCTTTACGCAGTCGAGCCTGTTGGCGTTGCCGTAGTAGGTCTTGCTGCTATCATAAACACCGCGATAAACCATCACTGGGCTTTTGCCGTCCTTCCCGTCTGTTCCATCATAAGGAGTGATTCGTACAGGGGTTGACCAAGTACTGATAAGGGTCTTTCCGTCACCCGATTTGATGGCTCTCGTCATCCATAAGTAGTAGCCTTTATTAACTTTGGAATATTCTGTATTCCACCCCAAAGGGTTCAATGCTGTTGTATTCAACGATGGCGGAGTTGTCGTTGAACCATTAATTGCAAATCGCAACTCCGTGTAGTTCCCGTCTGCACCAGGCTGTCCGGGGTCTCCCGGAAGCCCTTGCAAGTCTCCGAGGTCAGTCCATGCCACTTCTCCAGCCACCCATAAGTGAGTCCCAATCACATAAGCATCTCCGACTTCTGCCTCACTTCTTCCCCAAATGTGGAAGAATGTTGCTGTATATGGTTTGCCATCGAATTCGTTCTCATCTCCGTCCACAAGTATCATTGCGCCAGACGATACTCCTTGCACCTCATTCCATCCTGCATAATGGGCTATTGCTTTGCCTTTAACTGTAAAACTTGTGCCGTCCTTTCCGGCTGCCCCTTGCGCCAGAACTTGCCAATATGTCGAAGCTGTTGGTGCCAAACCTCGTGAGGGTGTTGTGTGTATATAACGGTATGTTGAGGTATTATGTCCGTTTGTGTACGTCACTTCGTCTCCCTCATAATACGTGTATGAAGGATTATAAACACCACGATAGCAACCTATGTAGCTCTCTTGTCCACTTTGGCTCTGCACAATAGTGCCACAAATTTTTAATTTTCCGTTTCCGTCCACGTTGTACTGAAGCTTATCTTTGAGCTTCAGTGCGGAGTTGAGCATATCGAAGTAGCTCTCTCCGTCTGCTGACACGATTCGGTCTGTGGATATGCGGCCGGGCAAAATCTCCGAAAAGCCATAAAGGGTCACGAAGCTGCGCTCTCCCTTGTATTCTGTGTTGAGGACTCCTACAAGCAGCCAATAACAGTTACCCTCTTCGAGCTTGTGCGAAGCGGTCTCAAGCCGAAACACTGCGCTTCCTACGTTGCCGTTGAATAGCTTCTGCGCCCGAATATAGAGGTAATATTTGGCAGAGCCGTCTTCAAGGAACGCGCTCTCGAAACGCTCCACGTTCCAATAAAGGTATTCGCTTGCTTCGTGGCTCGGACGTATTGAGTTAATGCCAAGCGTGAGGTGCTGCACCGTCCCTACAGGGGCGATGAGTTGCTTGGTCTCCGCGTTCCATGTGATGTTGTGCGATACGGCTTCCGTGCTTCCCGGGGTTGCTACAAATTGGTATTGCAGTCGCTCGTCTCCCACAAGCATCGACATGGTCTCCACCGCCACCGGGTTGATACGGTTCGTGAAATTGTCGGAGAGTGCGCTTTGGATCATGTCGATTGTCTCCTTTGCATCTCTGAACCTGCGCTTCGTGAATTGGATTGCATCACGGTGGTATTCCTCCGCCACGACCTCTGTCGCTTCAAGCCGTTTGAGGGTTGAGGAAACTGAGCCGCTGACCGTCTCGTTGGAGAGTTCAATCTTCGGGGCGTGAGGGTTGTTGATGTAGTCCTTGACCGCTATAATGCGCACAAGTACCCCTCCTTGCTCGAAGCCCTCGCCTGTATAGCGCACAAATCCTCCGGGCTTTATCTTGCCGCCTATGTTTATCCAATCCTTTTTTGCCCATATTCCGTCGAGTTCTCCTGTGAACGTGAATTTCTGCTCCTCGTTGTCGAATAGGTATTTCACGGCTGCTCTGAACATATCCCATGATGCGCCGCTCTTGTCGGAGTCGTTGCGTATGTAAGCGTCCGGGAGCATGACGTGGAAGATTGCGTATGTGTCGCCCTCACGAGGGATAAAGTCTTCGCCCGGCATGGTCATGCCGTCTATCTCTTGAGGAACTATTTCAAAGCGTCGAGCGGCTTTGCCTTTCTTTGCTTCATGGTAATATTTGACATCAAACTCTCGTCCGGCAAGCATACCAGACTGAAAGATTACACTCATTGTATCTCCGATGAGGTAGTCTTCATAGTTGAGTTCCAGGGGGATGCTGCTGTCGATAAAGTCGTAGAAATTCTTCTCCTTATCCACTTCCGCAACACGGCTTATTGTGCCGACACGTTTCGGGTAGTCATCGCTCCTGTCGAGGCTGTCATCTGCAAGGGTGGAGAGTTCTCGGTCAATGTTGCGGATTGAGAGTCCCAAATCATCAACGAGGTAATGCCGGGCATTCACGGGATTGTATCCGTCCTCATTCTCGAAATGTTCGCCATCGTATCCGAGGGTCTGCCCAATGGGGAGCAGGAGGCATCCGCTGCTTGTTGCGCGTAGGGTCTCATCCGCCGGGTATTTGCTTCTGTCGATGTTCGTGCTTCCCCCCTGCACAAAGAGGATTTCTACGGGAGGGGTGCTTCCGCTGTTGCTGCGTCCTATGCCGGACTTGAAGCCATTTCCTCTGCCGTAGGATAAATGAAGCGGATTGCTCTTGTTGTATTCCACCTTGCGCAAGGAGACGCGTTTGCCCACAATCTCGAATTCCGTTTCAAATTCCGTGGCTTGCTTCGTGAGCGCGTCCCAGCAGTAGTCATGGTCGTATGTTATGAGTTTCTCCACATCGTCGATGCAGTCTCCGACTGTCCACCCAGTGTCGCGTCGGTTCATGTTGTCCACGAACATCTGAAGGTGTTCTTTGGGCTTCGCGGTAAGAGGGAACTTGAGCCGACCATCAACGGGGTTTCTGAATTTCCAAATCTTCGCCTTTTCTTGGTCGCTCGAAAATATCACGGTATATTCGTAAAGCCGGGAATGCTTCATCTTGAACTGCTCCGGGCGTATGAGGGTATAAATCAGTCCCTCAAACTCGCAGTAAGACCCCACCGGCAGTTCGACGTGCTCCGGGAGCGAATAGTAAAGCGTCAGTGCATGGTCTGCCATGATAGACCGATTCCTATAGCTGTTATCGTCCACGGTAATGTCGAGAATTATTCGGTTGTTCTTGTCGTAAATTTTCATTTTCTGATGCGGAGTTATTTTTCTGGGAAATGCGCCCTGCTGTGTTTACATCATAATCATGTAGAATTGTGCCACCCGACTAAAAACGACGCAACACAGGGGCGCATTTGGCTTTGTGAGGGCTACTCTATTCCGAGTGCCGCGCAGTCTTCATCAACCAGCGCTTTGAGAGCATTGCGGTACTCAAGGAATTCCTTGTATGCCGCGATTCTCTCTTTGGCTTCGTCACTTGTCTTGGAGCCACCCACCATGCCAAGGGTGGCGGCGTTGTATTCATTAACAAGTTTCTGCTCGTGAGTAACCGGGCAGATTGTGCCGATGACCGCTTCCGTGATTTTGTTTGCGGTCAGTGGCGACCATACGGTTACCTCGTCGCATTTCCACTGCGAGGTGTGTTCCTGCTGTTCTTCGCCCTCGATTACTTCGGGGACTACTTCTTCGATGTTGAAACGGTAGAGGTAGCTGCCGTTTCCCACCGCTTCCAATTTGGAAGGCTTTTCGTCATAGAATGCCATGTTGAAATTCGGGTTTAAGTTTAATTGGTATTATTCAGGAATAAAGCAAAGGCGAGTTCCAAACAACGTGTCTGAATATGAGGGAGAGTTCGCTATGTGGGAATAAACAAAGCCGCACTTGTCGCCATGACTTGCGTTCCCTCCGAATAAGACCCCTCGGAGCAGCTCCGCTTCAGGAATATTGGTGTAATTGTAATCGCAGAAATATGTGGAGCTTCCACCACCTATGCTTTGGAGTGGTATAATTTCTCCGCCCTCTCCGAAGATTATCTCTTTGATGTATCCCTCGTTTCGAGCTGCATTTCCTATGTGGCTGTAGCCATCGTATCCATTGTCCTTGAACTTTGAAGGGTCTTCGCAAATAAAAACTTTGCTGACGTTGTCTCCGCCATTGGCTTCGGTGGGCGATATGCGGACGTTGATGCCATCTGTCCACTGCCAAATGTGGCCGAAAGGGTTTTCTATGCCACGGTAACGTGGCACGTCGAAGGTCTTTGTCAGTGAGCCATTTTCATTAGATGCTGTGTAAGGCACAACGCCTGTATCATTGCCGAGACTATCGGTGTGTCCACAAGGCACGAATGGATTGTTTACATTAAAAATCTTCCAATCAGCCCCAAATGTGGTAACTCCTACACCAAGTCCACCTTGCTTGAAACCCTCAACTGTTGGCTCTGCAGTGAATGCCGCTTGTGTGTTAAGTGTAGCGTATTCAACAACAAAAAGCCAATAAAGCGTCTTTTGCATTCCGTATGTCATGCAGTTCCATTCGGTCGAGCTGTTTTTTCTCTTTCGTGCATAAGCTCTGGAATTATTCAGACTTATTAATGTTGCCGGACGACCTAAAAGGGTACGGTATGTGCCATCGTAAGCGGTTTCATTGTTACCTCCGCGAAAATCCGGACTATCGTTGACAACCGAGCAGAGTTTTGTTGTTGACCGCTGCACTGAGGCTTCGTATGCTGAAACGTAGGACAGTGGCACTTGGTGGTATCCGGGCAGGGGGAATTCTGAAAGTATAACCCTGCGCTTAGAGCCGTCGGTCTCAAAGCGGCGATAGTGCATAGGAATCTCGTCCATGACCTGTCCGCGTGAGCCATCTCGCGTTTGTCCTGTCCAATCTTTCGGGTCGAGATATTCCACAACCTTGCCATCGTCATCGAGCAGGACACCTCGTATACGGTTCTGAATGGGGAGTTTTTTATGGAGATCGCTGTTTCCAATGCGCTTGCAGGTGGGACTGCTGACGGCTGTATCAAATTCTACTCCATATGCGCATTGTTCCTCAAGATAAGGAAGCAAGGCTGCGAGCTGCGCTTTTTTACTTTCTCCATCGACATCAAGAACTTCAAGATAAAGGTCATATGGATTTGTACCTTTCACGTTCGGTAAATCTGATAATCGCTTGCCATTTTGGAATGCCTCAATGAGTTGTTTGAGTACTTCCTCTTGTGCTTGAGTAAAAGCCATTTTAATAATTTTAGTTAGTTATTCTATTCCATTTTATATGACTCCGGCACCTCCTGCATGCCTGTCGCCCTTGCCTCGGCTTCCTTGGTCAGGGCTTGCTTTGCTTCAGCCTTGCAACTCTCAACTGTGGCCGAGTATTGGCGGAAGTCGGTTAACGCTTTCGGCTCGGCGGAGGGTTCCCCCATATCGGAGAGGGTTGAAGGTTCAGGATTGATAAGCAGATCGAGCATCTTGCGCTGTATGGCGAACTCGTCAGCTTCAGAATAGTGACGGCGCACAAGCTCGGCAGCACGCACCTCATATTCTTCACGCGAATATAGAGGGAGGTCAGACTCGGCCACCTCCTCGAAGTCCGCAACCGAATCGCTGTTGAGCAGCGTGATGGCGACTGACATCTCCTTCATCGGCCTCAGTTCCTCATCCTTGCGGTGCAATCTCATGCCCTCCGCAGCTTTCAATATCCTAATATTTCCACAATGTGTTGTCTCCATATCATTTTATCTTAGCGACACCTTGGATTGTGTCGGTTAATTGCCTTGATTGTATTGCCATGGTGGTTTGATTCCTTAGATGTTTGACTTATGTTCTAAGCGTGGGCGGTTGGAAACCGCCGTTCCATTTATGCGCTGGCGAAAGTGATGTTTTTTGACTCCGCAAGTTCGAGAAGCGGTGACCACTCGTTTTTCTCCTGAATAGAGAGCGAAGCGTAGGCCTCGTTCTCCTCATCGGCTGTCAGCTTTGCGTAGACGTTTTTGTGGACTGTCACCGTCGGGGAGCATGGATGAAAAGGGTACTTGTTCTCGATAAGGTATCTAACCGATGGGGCGTCTATTTTTTTCAGACCGCTCAGGTTGATGCTGTTGAATAGATAATAAAGCAATAATCTATTAAGATTCGGGGCATCGAAATAATTCTTGTTTGTGCAGTGGTTTATCTGAATCGCCCCGATGACCTTGCGTAATGTTTTGCTGCTGATAATAGCGTTTTTGCCTTTTGTGTCCGATATGAGCATCGGGAATCCAGCGCTTGTTAAGTTCAGGACTTCTACGGAGTTGTCTCCAGAAAGCACTCCGTCAACTGCAAAAAACTTATAATAGTTATTCATAGTTGTCTGTGCGGAATAAAGGCGAGGTGGGAGGTTGGTGCGTATTTCCTTATTGTGATAGAAGAATGCGCATTCCATTGACTTGATTGCGTCTGCATCATACACAGCGATAGCCTCGGCGTAGGTGAGCCAGAGTTCGTTGAGGTAGTATGGGGTTGAGACGACCTTGCCGTCACGTGTCTCGGTGTGGGTGTGGTCAACCTTGCCGTAAGAGCCGACGGCGGCCGTCCACATGTCGTCGAATAGCATCTGCTTGGCGCGGGCGGTCAGCGTCAGTTCATCATCTTCCGACAGGTCCAGCCCCGGCCCGACAACGTTCAGCTTGTTTTGTTTACGATCTATCTCATCAAGGGGGACTTTCACCGAGCGGTTGCTTTTGTCCGTCCCGATTGTGAACAACCCCTTGAAAGAATTGCAAAGAGGTAGTTCGGAAATCTTTATCTTTTTCATCTTGAAATGTGTTGTTAGTTGTTTAACCTCAGTGCACCGACTGCTGTCAGTCTTAAAATCGTACGATTGTTTACCAAGCGCAAGCTCTCCTCCGTGGGAAGCACAAATTTACCTCCATTCAGGCGGAATGAATGTGTAAATGTGAGTGTCAATGTGAATTGAAGCCATATCTTATCATCCGGGTAAAAAGTGGAAACGCTTGCACTCTTGTAGTGGCATGGAAACGTATGCTCTAATTCAGACACCGTAAGCAAACGCTCTTCCGGGCGTATGAGGTCGTATAGGAACGCGTCGTAATTGCGCCATAACTCGTCGAGGTTTTCGGCTCTCATCAGGCACTGGAGTTTTACGTCTTTCGATTTGAAGGAGACAAATGCACCGTCGTAGATTGCTCCGCTTTGTGCTGCGATGTTCCGCAGGAGGTTCTGCTTAATGTTAGGTGTCTTCATTATCTCCGCGAGGCTTCCTTGTAGGATTCTGCACCCATAGTCAGTTAATGGCAAACCATCTATGAGGTAGTCTTCCGCTCTCATCACACTGCTGTACGGTGCTTGATACTTATAATTCTTGAGGGGGAAGTCGTTACTGAACTTGATGGTCACGAAACCAAGAGACGCATACAAATCGAGGGATGGCATCTGAGTCATTCGCAGTGTGTATTGTCTGCGGATGTATACACAATTGAATTCATGATAAGCCATATCCGAAAGAAGCCTTATGAAATCCACAAAATACCTGTAATCTTTTGAGCATGCTATCCGTATTGAAACCTCTTTGGCGTTAAGTTGAGGGTTAGAGAGGTCGGCTTCTATTCCGTCTTCCTCCTGCCAATCGTTTGACTCCACGCTTTTGAGGGGTGGATAAGCTATAAGTTCATTCCAACCTCCGCTGACAACGTATACACCCCATCTCTTGTACGCGTCGTGCCCATCTATGTAGAGTCTCCCGGTCAGCATAAAATGATTGCATGGTCTGCAGCTCTGCGCGTGATTGTTGTTCCGCGTCCGGCTTTGGTTGACACAACCGCCCAGCCCGAAGCGAGGACGTTGGCTGTCGCTCCGTATATGGTCACGACCTCGTGTCGTTCACAAGTGTCGCATTTGATTGTGGCAGTGGTTCTTCCGATGAGGATTGCCTGTTTCGGGTTGTGGAGAGTAATCTCCCCTGCATCGATGTAAACTCCGAACCGTTGAGGATTACTCCGCTTGAAAAGTCGCAGGGTAGTAAGGTTCGGAAAGTTCGCGGATAGGCAAAACTCCATCCCCTGTGGAGAGGTAAAGAGCCGAGCAAGCTCGGAGAGGCTTTCCGTCCCTTTAAACATCTCGCAAGTGGCGAGTTTGTGCGCCATGTCGGTGTTGTGCGCTGTTTCGCAGCGTTGTCGCATCTGCTCTTTGGCTACGAGCCATTGACTGTGGATATTTTTAATTATCTGCTCCATGCTGTATGTCAATCTTTTAATCGTATTCCTTTGGTGGCGATGTCATCAAGTGTATTTGCCATTTCCTTGACGTTACCCTCCATTCGTTCAAGCCTTGCTCCGAAGCCATAGGTCTCCTCCTCGATGTGCATCACGCTTTTGAGAATGAGTTGGGCTGTCGCAACGAGGAGCTTGGTATTCTCGCTTATGGAATAGGTGTGTCCCTGCACGGCAGTCATTCGTCCGTTGAGTTCATCGACGCTCTCTTGCGAGGCTGTGGCTATTCCTTTCTCGGACGCTTCTCTTGAGGCTTCGTCAGTAACCTCAAACATATTCTTCACGCTGTCCGGGAGGTTCTCCCAAATCTGCGCGAAATCCGCGCCTACAGCATTGAGGTCTGCAGCGAAGTCCTGCATTGAGTTAATTACCGAGTCGAGACCTTGGAATTGTCCGTCTTTGAACCATTTGGCTTTGTATTTATCGAAAATATCACCGAGGGGTTCTTCCAAGAACTTGCTCACGAGCATTCGTTTCAAAATGTCCGCCACAATCTCATTGACCTTATCGCCCCATGCTTCGGCAGCGTCTTCTCCAGCTTGGAATGCATCTATAAATGCATCAGCGAGTTCTTCTGCAATCCCGGTTGAGGTGTCTCCTATAATGTCCTCCACCATCTCGTTGATTATTTCAAGAGCCTGCTGTCCGAGTTCCTCGATTTTGTTCTTCCATTCTTTGATTTGTCCGTTGTCGGATTTCTTCTTTGACTGCTCTCGTCCTATTTGTTCTTGCATAAGAATCTGCTGTTGTGCAATATTCTTTAACTGTTCGTTGGCCTGCTTATACTTTTCAGCACCGATAGCTTTGTCTGCAGTATAAGCCATCGTTCCGTATGTGTTGGCGAGTTTTTCCGCAGCTTTTTGCATCAGTTCTTGTTGATATGAAGCTCGGCCAGACAACGTTATGATTTTCTGCCACCCGTCTTTTCCTACCGCGAGTTCAAGCCGGGTTGCCTTTAAAGCTTTGTTGAGACGTTCTATTGCCTTTCCGTATTCGGCTTGCACCCTCCCTATCTCTTGGTGGTCGAGTTCCCATTGAAGCTGGTCTATGCGGTCTTGCAGATGCTCGATTTCCTTTTGCTTATCGTCATCGGTGTTGCACATATTTACAATCTGCATGGCAATCTGCATTGCTGCTGAAATAATCGTAAGGATTACCGATGCTTTCTCCATCGTTGAGATTGCGGTAGCTCCGGCAGTGGCTGTGGTTTGCATGCCTGTAGCAGACATAGTGACAAGCTGCACAATGCCGTTTATCATCGTGAGGGCTGACGTGGCGAATTGTCCGCACTCGGATATGATTTCGCCCACCGTTCCACCCACGGTGTCTCCTATGCTCTCGAATTCTTTCTCTACTTCGTTGAGAGTCTTGTAGAGGTCTTCCCATTCCTTGATTGTTCGCTTTCCGGGATTGGTCTGATTCTTGGCATTTGCTTTGTTTACGGCTGTTTGTACCGTGGCTACTTTTGCTCGTGCCACGGCGAGGTCTTTGGTGCTTGCCGTGCCACTGTTTTCGAGTTCTTCGAGCCGCTTCTTTGCGTCTTCAAGGACAGCGTTGAGTTGGCGTAGCGTAAGATTGCCGATTTCCTCGCACCATGCTTGGTAGGTTTCCTCTCGTTGTGCAAATTGTTCGTCAATCGCTTTGAGGGCTTCGGTCTCCTGTCGGTTCAATTCTTCAATATTGCCCTCGGTCACACCTTTGCGCATGACCTTATTGCCGTCGGCATCTGTCTTGACTCGTGTCTTGATTTTGCCATCGGTGTCCGTGTATGTCTCGGTCTCGTAGAGAGCTTCGCGCTTCTTCTGATATTCCTCCGCCAATTTGAGACGCTGCTGTTCGTAAGTGAGGATTTCTCCCAGCATTTTGTTGAGCGCGTCCTGTTCTCCCTTGATACGGATTTCTCCTGCTATCCGGGCATATTCTTCAAGTTGTCTCTTTTGGTCTTCGGAGAGGTCTTCTTCAGTAACGGTTGAACGGTCAAATGTCAGCCCCTGCTTCTTTGCTTTGGGATTGGCATTCTCCCATTCAAGGGCTTTCTTGTCGCGCAGGGCTTCGACCATGTCTGCCCGTCTTTGCTGATTGGCATACATCAGTCGGTCGTAGTTAAGTTCCACCTGCTTGAGTTCCTTTTCGATTCCGTCCTTGAGCAGGTCGATTTCGTTCTGCCTGATTTCGAATTCTGCTTCCCTCTGCGCCTTGATTACCGAGTCGGCATACTCCTGTATCTTTTGGTTACGTTCTGCAGTCTGCACGGCAATTTGAGCGGCTTCGTTCTGCTCTTTCTGTGCAGCAGACGCTCCGCTTTTAGCGTTCCCAGTTACGTTGTATCCTTGTATCTCCTTATTGGCTACGAGGATTTCCGATGCGAGTTTTTTCCCGGCTGCACTTGCCTTTTCAGCCTTAGTCATTGCTTCATATTCAGCCAATTTTTCTTTCTTGTATTCCTCCCAATCCTTTTTGTTGTATTGGGCTTGGGTCTTGGCTGCCTTGGCAGGGGTGGATTGGGGCTGCTCCGGGGCTTTTCCGAAGCGACGCTCTGCTTCTGCCATTGAGGTGTCGAGGATGTTCTTGGCTTTTGAAATTTTGCCGAAAATATCACGGAATTCGTTCTCAGTCCATTCAATAGTCTGTCCTCCCGAAGATGGCATATCGGGGTCGTTGGCATAATACCGGGATTTTTTAACGTCCCATTGTTTGAGCCATGCTTCGCTGACCTTTGTATTTGAACCGGGTTCAAGGGTGCCGACAAGCTGCCAATAAAATTTGTCGTACATGAACGAACCGTCTTTATCCTTTTGTTTGCCGTATTTCTTCTTGAGCAGTTCATATAATTTGTCCCTTTGGTCTGCTTCCTCTTGCGCGTAGGTATCAGAAGCATCTTTTAGAAAGGCTTCCATCGCCCTTGCTTTTGCAGCGTCTCGTGCGGCTGCGGCAACGGCTTTGTATGCCGCTTCCACGTCTTGCAGGGAGCGTATTTCCTTGCTCAATCCGTCAAGGTAGTTGCCGTATTGATTGATGATGGCTTTCTTTGCGTCCTCGTATTCCTGTGTTCCCTCTTTGGCTGCTTTGAGTCGGTTGAACAGATAACTGATTTGTGCTTCCTCGGAGGCGATTGATTTGTTGCACTCTATGGTTGCTTCGTTCAGTCGTTGTTGTGCTTTCTCTGCGTCCGTTTGGTAAGTTATAAGTTTGTATATGCCGTAACCGAGGGCTATCACGGCTGCGGCTGCAAGAGCCCACGGATTTGCCATTATGACTGCGTTTAATCTTGCAGCTACGGCTGTCAGTTTGGTTTTTGCCGCTGACAAGAACCCGGTCGCGGTGGCGTTGGCGGTCTCTGCGGCAGTGTCCAGTGCTGTCTCAATCGTGTTGGCTTTCTTGACTGCGGTATTGACTGCTGCGGCTTTGCTCTGAACCTCACGAGCGGCTGTGTTCCGCACTTTTGAGGCTGTGTTGAGCTCTTCGGTCGCAGTATCTACAGCGGTCTGCGCAGCGGCTACTTTCTTGGCAGCGGTCGCGTCGAATTGAGCCTGTGCTTCTTTTCGCAAGGCTACGATATTCTGTGCGTGTTGGATTTCCTCTGCTTTGGCGGCGGCGAGTTTTTCTGAAACAACAGCAATTTCTTTGTTCTTGGCTGCTATGACCTCTGCGCTTGCGTGTGCTTCTTTCAAGGCACGAGCCTGCGCAATGAGGGAGTTCTTCTGTTCCTCAAGTTTAACGGCAAGGAGAGCCGCACGGCTTTGGGCTTCTCTTTCCACTGCCATCTGCTTTGTCAGCGATGCGGAGTGTTCGGCAGTTGCCGCTTCAATGGCAGCGGTCAGTTCAGCCTGTCGTGAGGCTACTTTCTCTGCGGCAGCGACCTTTTCAGCTTCAGCAGTGGCGAGACGTTCTCTCGCGGCTGTAAGTTCTAATTGGGTTGTTTGTGCAAGTTGTGTCTGTCGTGCCATCTCAGACTGCATCTCCGCAACTACGGCAGCGCGATATGCTTCGGAGGTCTGTGCGAGTCCGAGTTTGGAGATTTTGGCTTTCTGCTCCGCAGTCATAACTGCATAGAGTTGCGCAGCTTCGTCTGTGTGCTTGATTGAAGTAACGCTCCTGCGCACGGCTTCTGTTGCGATGATGGCTGCTTTGTATGCTCCGTAAGTGCCAACGAGAACCATGAGGATTTCTCCGATTTCCTTGTAGTGCTTGACGATGGCTGTAGCGTCGCTCAAAACCTCCACGGCTGCGCCCTGTGCTGCTGTTCCCATATCGTTGAACATATCGTCGATTGCTCCTTGCAAGTTGGAAATCGCGCCATTTATACCCTTGCTCTGTTTTTCAAGCATTCCATAGAACTTGCCCCCGGCTGACGAGGCTGAAATAAAGGCATCGGTTACCATGTCCACCGTGATTTTGCCTTTCTCCATCTCGTCTTTGAGTTCCCCGATTGATTTCCCGGTCTTTTGGCTGATTACCGAGAGTGGGTTGAACCCTGCGTTAATCATTTGGAGGAGGTCTTGTCCCATCAGTTTGCCTGTCGCGCTCATCTGCGAGAAGGAAAGGGATAGCGAGTTGAATTTCTGCGCATCTCCCATTGAAATGTCGCCTATCGCTTTGAGCATGGGCATAACCTTTTCGGCTTCGATATTGAAGCCGAGCATGGTCTGCGCTCCGGTGGCAAGGTCTTTAAGCATCATCGGGGTCTGAACGGCGAACTGTCGGATTTCGCTGAACATTGCCGCACCCTTTTGGTCGTTTCCGAGAAGTGTATTGAACGAGATTTCGAGACTCTCAATCTCTCCGCGCAGGGTTATGACGTGCTTCGTGAATTCCTTGATTTGGCTCAAAGCAAAAACGCCCCCGGCTGCTTTCGCAATCTTGCCGAAGGCGGCATCAATGTTAGCACCCTCCTGCGTGGCTGTTGAGCCAATGCTTTGGAGGATGTTACGGGACTCAGCTGCATCGCTTCGCAGTTGGGAGTTGTCTATGCCTGTCGCGTAGAATAATCTACCTTGGTCGATGTTCATTTCGTCTAATCTATTGAGTCAAGAAATGCACGGACTTTGTCCTTGTTTTTAGGGTCTCCGGCATCGATATTCTCATGCTTTTCACCTTTGCATTTTTGCTTGTCTTTGGGGCTTTTGTAGGTCGGGAGCGATGCGCCATAAAGCGTGAGGTTTGCGTAGCTCATTTCGTAGAGGACATATTCAAACGGCAGGTTGAAAGCCTTGACCGTTCCGGCTACTACTGCCCAGATGCTGTCGCTGCGGTTTCCACTTTCGTCGGGCGTATCAGATTTATCTCTGTCAGGAAAGTGGTAAGCCCGAAAAAATCGCCGACCTGCATTTTGAGGAGGATTTGAGCAATGGTGCTGTGCAGTTCTCTCGGTGTCAAATCTTCGAGCAATTCGCGGCTGAGTCTATCCTTTGCAGTCTCGATCACTACCTTGGTATGGGTCATATGGAACAATCCCCACAGATGCCGTTTCTTTCGCTTCTCCCGGCGTTCTTCGAGGTCATTTATGTGCTTTGCACCCAATATCAAAATCGCAGCCAATTCGCCTAATTCACGGCAATCTTTGGCTATCGACAAGGATTCTTCCATTATCTTGTCTTCGTTAAGGTGTACTTGGGGCATACGTGAGACAACCTCCGAAGCGAGTATCAATGTTGCTACGCTCGGAGGTGCTACGGAGTATGTCTTTGTGCCGATGGAAATTTCCACGGCCTGTTGGAGTATGGTCTGCGCGACCTTTGCTTCAGTTGTTTCCATTGCTGTCGGGTTAAATTGGTTGCGAGAGTGGGACTCGAACCCACGACCTCTGCGTCCGGGAGTACGCAGCGAGCAACCATCCGCTCTCTCTCGCTAACAAAATCGAATTAAGTTTTGCGCTTACTTGCTTTTGATTGTCGTATCAGACTGCGCCGATACTCCTTGTGACGCGTTCTTGAAGTAGGGCTTGACCATCTTGCCAGTCTTCGGCTTGAGGACTTTAGCGACATAGTGAAGCATGATACCGTCGGCGGTGGTGTAGCTCTCCTCGACACGCAGTGTACAGCGGTCAATTTGGATACCCTCGCATTCCTCGTCTTCGGGAGTTACGCGGAAGGCGTGTTCTCCGGCGATGATGCCGTCGTTGTCTTCCCATGCTCGCCTCTTGCCTTTCTTGACGAAATGGTCGAACTCGAACTGATACTTGTTCTTCCCGGTGCGAGAATCGACGAGGTCGCCACCCTCCTCGAGGGCTTCGGTCTCCGTTCCGGCAGTCGGGGTCAGCTTGGTGGTTGTGTCTTTGGGGACGTCGATTTCTTTCCACATAGCGGAGGCGGCAGGTGCGCCGTCGGTCGAGGTTGTGGTCTCGATTCCGCATTTACCCCATGAAAGTAAAGCCATAGTCTTTTGTATTAAGTTGTTAATGAATTACTTTTGAACGATTGGTGTGATGATGACATCCGCTCCGTCCTCGGTCTCAAGCAAGGGGAAGTAGCCGTCATCATTGTCTGTGTCTGTAGCGTCGATCATTGCGTCCTGCGGTGTCTTTATCGGAGCGTTGTCGTGTCCGAAATACTCGTATTTCAGTTTGACAACCACGAAGTGCTGATTTATCTCCGTCGCTTCCTCCGTGTAGATGGTTTGCTGCAACTTGAACTTGTAGCAGGAGACCTCTGCCGTGAGGCTGTCCGCCCATGCTTGTGCGAGTTTCTCCATTTCCTCGGTTCTGCGTCCGTCCTCGACCCATGTTCCGTTTCCGAATGGGTCAATGTCCGGGACGTAGATGTTTACGGTCACGACACCTGTTTGGATTTGGTCGGGCAGTCCGGCAGTAAAGGTCACGACAGCATCCTCCTTGCGGCTGTCGCGTGGGCGGTAGCCGTTTCGGTACACCTCTCCCGATATCTCCGTGTAAAGCGTGGAGTCTTTCAAGAGGCGGCGAATGTCGCCTTGTATCTGCTTTCCTGTCTTTGCCATTGTCGTTTTACATAAATCCGAGTTGTTTCAAAATTTGAGGCACAAGTTTGTCCGCGAGGAGTTCCGCACTGTCTATGACATCTCGCCCGGTCGCGGAGACGTGGGCTGCGTAGTTCATTCCGGCTACCACAACGAGGACGATGCCCTCCGGGAATTGCCGGACTATCTCCTTTGCAAATTGGATTCCGCTTTTTGCTCCGCTGCCGCCTTGCTTGACCACCTCGAAGTTGCTCTGATAAATTATCTTGCCATCGCTTGCGATGACATATCCGAGCGAACTGCGGAGGTTGCCTGTTTGGTCTTTGTAGGAGTTGGTCTCCCTTGCAGCGTTAAGGCATCGCTCCCCGACGTATTGCAGGTTGTAGATGATGGCGTTGATTATCCGCTCCACCTGCTGTGCAATGTATTCGTCGATTTCCGACATTGGTGTCTTCTGAACGATACCCATATTTACCGAGTTATTTTCTCCGAATTTTCGCTCTGTGGCGTTTTGTCGTTCAAATGGTGTACTTGTTCCACCCGAAAAAACAAGCGCGACACAGGGCTTCTTACGGGGTCAAATTAAAATTTTGATTTCGGCGACGGCTTCCAATGCTTCCGGCGGCGCAATCAGCGAGAATTCTCCGATGGTTTTCCCGGCTCTGTCTTTCAGTCGCAGTTGCTCGGCTCCCGGCAGGGGCTGTTCCTCTATTAGCACCGTGTAGGTGGCTTTCGTTATCGGTTCGCCCAGTGTCTTCGCCAAGAGGTTACGGTTGATTGGCAGGAATTGACAAGGGATAGGCTTGCCCCAACCGACCGAGGTCGGCTTTTCGGGGTAGCCTGTCTCCGGGTCAATCTTCGCAGTGGTCTTCTGCTTGAATTCGATTGTGCCGTTTTCGATAATCATAGACGGTCTCCTTTGTATCCGAAGGTCGCGCCGACGGCATTCGCACCCGGCTCAAGTTCATCATATATCGCTTGTCCGTCCTTTCTGAACTGCTTGCGCTGCTCGTCCGTGAACGAGTAGGACTGACCGCCCTGCGTGATGTTCGGGGCAAGCGATAGCCAAAGCAGGAGGTCTGCTTTAGCAAGGCGGTATTCCTTGCTATTCAGACTCTCCTGCGAGGCATCAGCGGTAAGCGAAAGATTGCGCCGTTCCGCTGTCTCCACGAGGGTGCGCAGCGGTATTGGGTAAGCGTTTACGCTCTTGAGTGCGTCGAGATTGGTGTTTGCCATTGGTGCTTCGCGTCAGATGGTTGTTACTCCCACTCCGTCTTGTCGGTGCGGACGTAGATGTTGCGGTATGCAGTATCGAGGACGGGGATTGCGTCTGCTTCGCCGATAGTGACCTCGCCTTTCGGTTCGATCGTTCCGTATTTCTTGATGACTGTGTGGGCGCGGACAGCACGGATGATGCTGTGGCTTGCGTCATCGTCTTCGAGAATGTCGTACTGGGTTGAGCCCAGCTTCTCGGTCTCGGAAAGGATTACGCGGTGGTCAGCGAAGGGGTTGCCTGTGATGTCCGGCTTGTCGTCGAATTCGCGTGTGATGTCTTGGTCGATAACTCGCAACTGAAGACCGCCCAGCCATGCCTGTTCCTTGAGCATAGAGTTGATTTGGGCGAGGTTCGGGGTCTGCGAGATATTGAGGGCATTCGATGCGAACGAGGCGCAAGCCTTGATGATTTGGTCTGCCGACGCAATGCGGTAGAGTTCGTTGAGGTTGATAAACGCAAACTTGGGGTTGCGTCCGAGCTTCTTTGCGTCTTCGCGGATTTTCACAAGGTCGCCGATGATGTCGGCAGATGCGCGGTCGCCCCAATCTGTCAGGGCTGTCACTTTCTGCTCATCGTCCACGTCGTAGTCGAGGTCGAATTCGTTGGCAAAGGTGGCGTTTGTCGTGGTTGTGAACTTGCAGACACCTGCGTTGGAAGCTAATACCCACGCGATGTATTCAAGTTCCGACTGCACACCGATTGCGCAGAAGTCGATGTCTTCGCCCCAAAATTCAACGAGGGCGGTCGCGTCAGCGTCTTTGGCGAGGGCGCGTTCTGTCTGATAACGCTTTATGTCCGCACGGGTCATCTCACGCGAGATTGCGATGTAGGGCAGGTCGCCTTTCGCGCTCTGGAAGATAGGACGACGCTTGCGGATGATAGTGCCGTTGTCTGCGTGGAGGTCGGCGGCTACGTTCCTCTTGGCGAGTTGATTGGTCAGCGTCTCCCAATTGAACCCGGTTCTTTTCTTCACGGGGAAGTAAGTGCCGAAGAGGAAGGGCTTCATGTCGAGGGTGTTGAGACGTGTCTCCACCATCTGCTGATTAAGCCCATGAATAAGTGTGTCAACTACTGTTGCCATTGCTTGTCGGGATTAGAGGTTTATGATTCCTTTCAGCTTGTCGACGATGAAGCCGGGGACAGGGTTGTTACGTGTCACGCCGATTACCCATGCGTCGGTCTGAATGTTCGCTTTGGAGTCGAAAGGCTGACCTGTGCCGTTGATGGACTGCGGCTCGTATTTGAGCGCGGAGTCTGTGGTTGCTTCGGCTTTGGCTTCCACGATGAAGCCGCCGAGGGGGATTGCTCCGAGCGCGGTCTTTACCGTGATTGTGTCGAACTTCTTGCTGCTCTCGTCGATCGCTGTGATTGCGTGAGCGGCTCCGTTGAGTGCGGTCATGATGATGTCGCCCACTTTGAAGTTGTGGAACTTGGAGACCTTGATGGTCTTGTCGGCTGCGGCTACCTCTGCGACCACCTCGCCTGTCTTGACGACGTGAGTGATTCCCTCGACGGGTGCGCTTAGAACTGCACCCTCCCGGAGGTAATTGCCACCGAGTTCCGATGCTGCCACCGAAACGCCACCACGCACGTCGGCTACCTTGTGGATGACGTACTTGGGTGTCAAGTCATCGCGTCTCTTTTTGACGGTCATTTTTGCCATTTGTCTGCGTTTTTAGAGTTGAACTTAAAAGGGCTGCTGTCCTTCTGCGGCAGTGCCTTCTCGCTTCGAGATTGCGGCTTTCTGCGCGTCTGACAGCTCCGTTGTGGTTTGTCCGCCGTTGTTGGCGGAGGGCTTTCCGAATACAGCCCCTTTTGCGGCAGTCTCGTTGGCGATGCCCTCGACCTCAGTCGAAATCTCGCCCAGCATTGTCGAGAATTCTTCCTCGCTGTATTTATCAAGGGGGATTCGCTCGTATGCCTTTCGCATGGATTCGGGCAGCTTCTCGATGACTGCATTAAGTTTCTGCTTTCGGGTTTCGGTGGTTCGGGCTGCGTCCTGTGCGTCGAGGCGATCGATTAGTTTCTGCGCCCACGCAGGGATTTCTTCCGCTCCCCCGGTGGTTGGATTGGTTGCGCCGCCTGTCGGCTCGCCCCCGGCTGTGTTGGTCTTCACTCCGTCTTTCAGCCCGTAGCGAGTCTCGTAGTCCTTGACGGCGTTCTCACGCGCTGTGTTGGACGCTTCGGTCGCACGGCTGTCTCCGTAGCTTTCGATGACTTGCTGAATGGTCACTCCCTCTACTGCGGTCTTGACCTGTTCTGCGGTTGTGGCAGTCTTCGCGAGCTTGGTCGCTATCCTGTCGAGTACGTTGTCGCTGACCCCCGGAAATTTGGCTTTCAGCGCGTCTAATAGTTCTTTTTTCATCGCGATGGTTGTTGATATACTGATTAGTTAAATGCAAAGTTACATAATATTTTTGGAGTAATTACCATAAAATCACAAATATGCAAGTTTTTCGCCTTAAAAATTTGTCTGAAAACACTTTTTAGCACTTCCTCCGGCATAAGCATAAAAGAGTTAAAAATATTCTGTTCAGTTAATTTTTCTGCGAAAAGATGAAGTATTTTCAAAATAGTTCATGTAACTTTGCATCATCAAGTTAAACGAAAGGCTCACAGCCGATTAAAACCGCTCTGTTATGGAAACTAAAAATAAAAATCAAGTTAGCGTCAACACCTCCGAGTTTGTCTTCTCTCATGGTCGTGAACCGAAAGGTCGCGGCTCTTGGGCTTTCGGTTTCGGTGTAAAGCACCCGAATGTGTGCAACCCGGAGGAGTGCCGTTGGTTCGACGGTACTTATGCACAGGCACGTCGTGCTGCGGTCGCCGCCGCTGCTTCTGAAGGTGTTTCTGTAATCTATGTTCAACCGTAAAAACTTTATCGTCATGGCATCAGTTTCTTCATCTGCTTCTGCACTCTCTTACTCAACATCTTACATCAATCGCAACTATCTCATCAAAGTGAACGGGATTGCTCCCGATGGTTGCAAAGTGAATGTCCTTGTCGGCGTGTCCGGGGCTATCGCTCTCATCGGCGTGGAGATGTTCAATAAGTTCCTCGACCGTGCAGAACGCGACATTCAAAATGACAAAACCGTATGCAAGCTGCGCCGTGGCATCAAGTTCTCATTCTATCGCAAATAATTCAAATCTCTTTCGCAATGACTCTGCAAGAAATAAAATCCCGCGTTGAAGCAATTATCGCCTCCGCAACTCCTCTCCTTGTATTTTCTGCTTTCGCCCACAACCACGGAGTGGTGGTCGAATGGGTACGAACCGAAGAAGCGGCTTCTTGGGATGGACTCAAACCCGGTGTGTTCTTTTCCACTGAGTTCTCTGATGAAGAACTTGAATTTCGCCTTGAAGGTCTTCGCCTTGTCTCTATCCGCAAATAATCTCAAAACTACAAAATATGAAACCTCGTAAATCAACCCCGAAAGTCAGCCGGGAACGTGCGATAAAAATCGCCGCTGACCTCAATTGTGTGTCTCTCGAAATGGCGAGCAAGTACACCGATAGCGAACTGAAGGAGTGTCTCCGTCTTCTGAAACTCAAAGCAAACTTTTAACGCCCACTGCATCATGTTTTCTGCCTATGCACTCTCGTCTTCCTCCGTTCTCGCTCAACTCATAATTGGAGCTGACCCGGAGGAACGTCGCGCTCTCCGCGATGATATCCAAGAGCACCCACTGCCGTATCTCGTTGTCTCTTTCTCCTATTCCGATGCTTTCTTCTGCTTCGGGAGTGACCCCAAACGCCACCGATGGGTTCGCCATCTCCCTGCTTCGGCTTCCTCTTGGAGCATGGAAGACCTCCGGGCTTGGGTACGCAAAAAAGCAAACTCCATTCTTGCAACTTTTAAAAATTAGATCGTTATGGAAAAATCAAAATTACGCAACTCTGAAATGCTCCGCTTTGAGAACTTTCTTTGGGAGCATCATAATCCGGCTGAATGTCTTGAAGACTTCGCCGAGCAAACCACCGAGGCTGTCTTCCGCCTGTCTGTCGTTGCCGACCTCGACCCCACGGAGATTGTCCTGCCGCTGTCTCCGACCGTGCTGTCCTATGTGCGCCACGCTCATGAGTTCTTCCGCACCCCTGTCGAGGAGCGTGGGGAGAATGAAATTGAGGGCGAGTTCTATCCGGGGGATGCTCTTTCGGAGGACGAGCTGCGGTGGGTGGCTCTCCACGTTCAATCCTCTATCATTCCTGCCGACTGATAACCGAATGGGTTATCTTTTGGTTATGTCTTCGGTTATCTTCGGTTATGTTTGGGTTATCTCGACATAACCGAAAGATAACCGAAGATAACCATAGTAAAGAAAAGTAAAGTAAAGTAACGGTATTGGTTATGTTATAACCATACAAAAATAGTGCTTACGCACTACAAAAAAGCCGCCCTGCCTTGTGTTATGGGTTATCGCCTGTAATCTCGGTGTGGTGGCATAAAATCGAAAAAATGGACTCAGTCAAAACTCCCGGCGAAAGCCAAAAAGAAAGCGGCGCAGACCGCTATGTGTATTCCGTGCTGTTCTTCGCAGCACCGCTGCCGTCGAAGCCGAGGCAGAAGTTTTTCCTGTTCTCATCGCTTGCCGCCATCTTCGAGGTCTTCTCTGTGGAGCAGATTGGCTGCGGTCTCGGTCATCTCTACAACCTTAAAGTGCCGGATGGCTCTGCTTTCGCCGGAAAGCGTTGTATCATTAAGCGCGAGAAGGTCTTCTCAAAGCGTCAGAAGTGCCGCTAATTTCGCGCTAGTCCGCTTTAATGGGTGTTTCCCTGTCTCGCGGCTCAAACGTGGCACACGGGCGAAATTTGGCGGCATCTGTGCCGTTTCTCGAATAAATGAAGTAACTTTGTAATCTCTAAACTCTGAACCGCTTATGTTAGGAGCAATTATCGGCGATATCGTTGGGTCGCCATTTGAATTTGCCAACGTGACAACATTCCGAAACAAACCCCTGTTTTCTCCGGGGTGCGAATTTACGGACGATACCATCTGCACCATTGCGGTGGCGGACGCTCTGCTGACTGGGGAGAGTTTCGGTTCTGCCCTCCAACGGTGGGGACGCAAGTATCCGAACCCGAAGGGTGCGTATGGAGGCTCGTTCAATGCATGGCTTCATGCTATAAATCCCATGCCGTATAACTCTTGGGGCAACGGAGCCGCAATGCGTGTCTCTCCTTGTGGGTGGGCGTTTGACTCGGAAGCCGAGACGCTTCGTGCTGCTCTCGCTTCGGCTGCTCCGACCCACAATCATGTTGAGGGTCTTATCGGTGCTTCCGTCGTGGCTCAAGCCATCTACCGTCTGCGCACCGAGCGTCTGCCGTCGTTCATCTCCGGCTCTGTTGCCGACCTCGTGGAGCAGTCTTATGGGGAGGATTGGGTTATGCATCTGCCCCCTCGTGGCGAGTTCGATGAGACGTGTCAGGGCTGCGTTCCTCTCGCTTTCCATATCTGCATGGTCTCTGCGGACTTTGAGTCGGCTTTACGCCATGCAGTGGAGTATGGTGGAGACTCCGACACGCTCTGTGCTATTGTCGGTTCTCTTGCCGAGGCTCGGTGGGGTATCCCTCATGACATCAAGAAGAGAGCCTTATCCTTGCTCCCGGCTGAAATGATAGACGTGATTGTTGAATTTAGTAAACGCTTTGGTTATGAAATCTGAACTACTGAAACAGTGCCGCTATTATCGTGGCGAAAAGGAGAACCCTTTCAAGGATTATGCTCCTGCCTATTTGTGGATGGTGGAGAAGGACTGGGTCGCTCGTGAAATCGCGGAAGCGGAGACTGAGGCTCTCTCGGATGTTTCCTCCGATGCATTGGACCAATACAGAAACGCCGGGCTTATTGACTTTGAGAAGTCAGACGGCGTATGGCTTGGGCTTAAGGCTGCGCTTTATCAGCTCTTACAGCATTGGAACGAGGGGATGGCTTCTGTGGAAGATTGGAAGCGATTCTATGCCGATTGGAAGAGTACACGGCACTAACCATTGCACCCCAAAAAAAGAAAGCGAGGACGGCTGCTTTGTTGCTTCCGTCCTCGCTGTTGCTATTTGAATTTTGCCTTGTATCCTCGTGGCGTTGCTCCCATCTCGAAATCTCGCGCACGATGTCCGAGAACCTCGACCTTAATAAACCATCGGTCTTTGGCTGCATCCCACCTTGCTTCGATGATTCGGAATTCAGTGTCTCTCTGCAAGAAGATTTCCGCTTCGAGAATTGATGTTGTGTGGCTCGTGCCATTCCAATACTTTCCGCTCTTGATTTTGCCATTGTAATGGTTGAAAGGAGCGGCATATAACGCTTGAGTCCCTTGTGGGCAGTATATTTCAAGACGCACTTTTGGGATTCCATACTTGTTGTCTCCGCCTGTCCCACTGAAGTGGTGGTTTTTGTGTGACCCACAAGAAAGAATTGACGGGTCGATTCCGCGCTTGCCCACAAGTTGTCTTGCTCTCCAATCCGTGAACCATGCAATCTTATCGTCAAGTTCCTTTTGTAGCTTGGCGGTCATTCTCTTGTGCTTTGATTTGTACCGGGCAGTTATTCTACGGCTATATTCCTCGATTTGAGATTGTAGTTTGTTGGGGTCAAGCCCTCCAGCTTTTAATTGCAGGAATGCCGCCCTTTCGTCTCGATATAGCCACATGTCTTTTTTGAGCTTTGCTTGTCCTATAACCGCTGACAACGCTCTTGTGTGACGTTCCGCTTTTTCGGCATAGCTTAGGCTCGATTCAAGATAACCGTCCATGCCTCGCAGCCATTTTGTAAGGTAGCCGGAAGCAAGGGTATAATCCTCTGCGGCTTCTTTGAATGCAACTGAAGCTGCTTGATAAAGCCGTGATGCTTCATCAAAGAGTCCGCTGTGTTCTGCTTCCATTGCATTAGCGTAGATCGTTGCGGCTTTTCTCCGAGCTTCGGTAAAACATTCGTCTCCAAATCGGACCGCGCCCTCTGTTGCACTTGCTGCCTTTGCAGCTTTAGCCGCTTCTCTTTTGGCTTTTGCGGCTTCGAGTGCGCTCTTTTTAAGTCCAGCATTGTAGGCGTAGAATTGGGCTTTTTTCTTGTCCCCGGCTTCTTGCGCTTCGATAGCCTTGTTAAGCAAATCAGCAAATTCAGTACTCTTAGTTTTGAACCCTTGTAATGCTGAGATGTCCGTGGCTATGTTGTCCCAATCTATGAGGTCTTGCGCCTTATCCACAAGTTTGAGATATGACTTCTGCGCAACCTCCCAGGTCTTGTATTTGAGTTGCCCTTTGGTCGCCATGTAGTTGGCTTGCCATTCGAGACTATGCTTAAGGTGTGCGACATTGGTCTTCGTCTCAAAATCTCCCCAGCCTTTGGCTTTGAACTCTGCGAGTTTGGCTTCAATGGAATTATGGACGGTCTTGAGTTCTGCAATGCTGAACTGCTTATGCCACCCATGTACGTCCGGGATAAGGTCTGCGAGTGCCTTTTCTTGGTCTCGCATTGCCTTGATTGCCTGTGCGACTTTCTTGGCTTCCTCTCTCATCGCACCGAGGTCGTTGTTGGCGATTATCTTCTCAAGCGCGGAGAAGTCCACCTCCTGCCAATCCTGCGCCACCTTGAGCACATTGTTGGCGATGAGTTTGGTCGTGGCATCTCGCTTCTGCTTTGCTGCCCATGCGTCCTTGATTGCCTGTATTTCTTCCGGGGTTCGGGCTGCGTGTGCAGCGGCTCGTTTCTGCAAGAATGCGATGCGGTCGTTGAACTGCTCCTGCGGAAGCGAGGACAGACCATCTGCACACTCTTTCGGGAGGTATCCGTCAGCGATAGCTTGCTGAATGTTGGCGATTCTGCGTTCATTCCATGCTTGCTGAATGGCTGCAGCCTGTGCCGGAGTTCGTGCTTCGTGCCGTTCCTTGGCTATCTCAAGCGGCGACTTGATAACCTCCGGCTCATGTCCGAGGATTGCGTCCACACGCTTGCGGTTGTCCTTGATGAAATAGGGCAAGTTTCCGCCCATCTCTATGCGGTCTTTTCGTTCCTCTATCCAATCCTTGAAAGCCGCAGGAACGTCGCGCACGGTGTTCACGCTGTTCTTTGTCGGCTGTTGTCCGTCGAGTATTCGGCTTGTGTCCTCCGCCATCTCGTCCTCGGTCTTAAGCACGGTTATCGCCTTGCAGCGGCAATGGGGATGCCACCCCACGAACTTGAAATCTTTGGGGTAGCGTCCGGCGAGGGTGTCGCAGATGTCGGTCAGCGGCACTCCATTCAGCGTGTGGTTGTTGCTCAGTTTGATTTCGATGCCCACGACAAAGTCCATCTGCTGCCATCGCAGGTGGTCGCTCGTGCGGTAGGCTATGTTGGTCTCTGTGGCGGCAAGTCTCCGGGCATTCTTGTAACTGCTTCGGTACACTCCGCGTCCGGGGTGGAATGCTGCGGCTGCTTTGGAGAGTTTGAGATTGCCGTGCTTGTCCCGGACGCGCCGGAAGAGTTTGTCAGGGTGCTGTAGGTATTGCCGGAGGCTGCGCGTCATCTTCGCCGCGCTCTCCCCGGAACGGATTCCCAAATCAAGACCCAGCTCTATCTCTCGCTTGAATGCGGTAGTGTATCTCCACACTCGATCGGAAAGGTTCAACCCTTGCTCTTTGCGTTGCAGAAAGGCTTCCAACGCCGCGCCATTGGTCGAGAAGTAGCGTTTGTATTGCTCCTTACTCAAATCGCCGACACGGTCGCCGAAAATGCGCGACACGAGGGCATTGTTCTTGTTGTTGCTCAAAGTCCACGAAGACCGCACTCCGTTCACGATTGTGGTCTCCATTGACTGCTGCAGAGCGGTCATGAGTCGCTCTATCTGCTTTTGTGTCGCAGGGTAATCATCAAACGTGAAGATGCGGTCTTCGGGGAGGTCTTTAATCGACACACCAATCTTGGCAGCTTCCTCTGCGGCTTTCTTGAAGATGCGGTCTATTCGCGTCCCGATTGCCGCCATGTTCCGCAGATGGGTCTTGTCATAATCAGTTGGCTTCGGCATGGTCTTCTGCGGTTGTCGGGCGTTTTACAAATTGGTCGCACTGGTAGTCAGAGAGGAACTTGCAGAACTTTCCGTGTTGGCTCTTTGCGTCGTGGGGGCAACGGCAAAGGATTAGATGTCCGTCATTGAACGAGCGGTTCTGCCAATCGTAGGAATGTGCGCAGTCCCGGCAGCGGTATTTGGGTGCTTCCGGCTTCTTCTTGGGTTGTTGTCTGATTGGTCGTGCCATAGTTCTTGCTGTTACTCGGTTAATTCGAATGTGTCAGCCATATCGTCTTGCCTGATTTCTTCGAGCGTTTTATCGACATCGTCGGATTCTCCGTATGCTTCGATGCTCTCTCGCTGCGACATGATGGGTTTGTTGCCGTTGGCTGTCATAAGTACCTCCACCTGTTCCTTGCGGTCTGTAATGCGGTACGGGGTTATTACGTTCTCCACCGGGAGCGCGTCGATATCCGCGTGGAAACTTGCGCCCATGATGAGTTTGGCGTAAGCCTTGACCACATTGACCTCTCGGTCGCAGAATTCGATGAGCGCACCGCTCTCGTCTCCCACCTTGAGTTCTGCGTCGATGAACATCTGCTTGCGGCTTTCGCCGGAGAGTGCCTGTTGGCTCATCTTCTCGTAGCTCCAATCCGGGAGCTGCAGTTGCGTGAAGTAAAGGCTTCGCAGGGTCTCGATGTGGAACTTGAGGCTCTCTGTGGCTTGCGCCCATGTGACGTATTCCGCCTTTGCACCTGTTGGGTACTGCATGACGGACTTGAATTCTTGGTTTGGACTTTTCTCGTCGCCGTACTGAATGATTTCGTTGGCGCATACCACAAACTTGGGCTTGCTGTTCTCCCGGAGATAGTTACCGTTGCGCGAGAGCGACCATTCCATTTCGTACACGTTGTCGGAGGTGTCCTCCCATATCGGCTCTGTGCGCCATTGGTAAACTCCGGGGATTTTGAGCAGGGTTGTTGTCTCGTCTTCCACAACAGCCCATTCCCCGGACTCGTCGCTCCACTTGATGTGGCGACTCTCGTCTCCGTCTGTGTAAGTATCGAAGAACTGAACTGTCTTCCTGCCGACCTTGCGGCGGTAGGCTATGCTCATTGCCACCATGTCTCCGTCATCGTCGAAGAATGGGTACAACTCGTCTCCGAGCATGGGGCTGAATGTCCGGCATCGGAGTTTGATGGAGCTATTCACGCCATAGATGTTGTTCTTCTTTTCCACGGCGAACCAAAGCGTGAAAATCTCGCACCCTGCGTAGAGTTGCTTGAAGCGTTCCGTGTTCACGCTGTTAATTCGGCAGCGATCAAAAATTTTTTCAATCACTGACGCTGCCTGCTTCTGTTTATTGTTCTCCGGCTTGTAGATGCGTTTCACAGGAATGCCGCAGACGAGTTCGCTCATGCGCTTGGCTGCGAGTTTCTGAAAGGCGAGGGCTATTCGCGTCACTCGCTCCACTCCGTCATCACGCACGATGTCCGGGTAGAGCTGTCTGTCCATTACCGGGTGCTTGGTCGGGTCGTATTGCATCTGCAATCCCTTTCTTCCGCCCCATGCCGGGACGTTCACTGTCTTTTGCTTGAGAGCGGCTATTCGCTCTCGCTCGGTCGTCGGTGCGCCGAGAATGTCGTTGATTTTTGGCATTTGTCGTTTGGGCGTTATGCTGTTAAACTAATTTTTGCAGTCGGCTTATGTCTATGGTTCTGCGCTTGTTGAGCGGATAGAACGTATTGGCGAGTGCGTCGAAGCGGTCGGTAGAACGTCCGAGTCGCTTCTTGATGTCTTCCTTTGGCTCTATCTGTATCTTGCCGTCAGAGCGGAAGAACCACCGTATCTCCGTGGCTTCCTCGATAAATGCTGCGTCGGGCGGCAGCATTGCTCCTGTGTTGTTTTTGGGGTTGAGCCAATCCCGGACGCACCAGAACAAGTATGCCCTCATGTTCACGAAGCGGTACTCTCCTGTAATGTCGCGCAGTCTGTCCGGGTCGTAGCCAACCCATTCGCTGTATTTGCAACTGATGATGT